GTCTGCCGCGCTCATTTTTAGCTCCCAAGAAGATGTGGCAATTTGTTCTATCTTTTTCTGTTCTGTCTTTAACCCAGTACGCCTCGGCGCCTATGAGTGGTTTGAGACCGTATTCTTTTGCAAGCCGAACCGTTTCAAAGTAGTTACCTTGCCATCCGTGTTCAGCAGATGATAGGATACCGTGTCCAAGGGCTTTCGCCCTCTCGGCGTAATCTTTAGGGGTTACAGCCGAGTCGGATATTCTTACGTTTGTGTACATCGCATGACGATGGTAGTTTTGAAATACTTTCATTAGCCTTCTCCAGAAATGTGTCCATAAATCTCTTCTTCATCTTGCTGATAAAGTTGAGGCGGTGGGAAGGGGAGTGCGCCAGCGTACTCTTCGTCATCCCAACCATATCGTTTATCGAGAGACTCTTCGTCAACAAAGAAGCGTCTTGATGGTTTGTCATAATACAAACCGGCGGAACTGCCCTCGAAGCCAAGTAATCTATCTTTTAAGATGTCACATAAGACATCGAACTTAATTGGCTCTTTGTACCAGCCGCCGCGCTTATTTGGAACGCCGCGCCTATCTTCTTGCGTAACTCTATACAAACTTAAAATTCTGTGGGCTAAATCGATAATTGCCGATATACCCTGAATGTCCATTTTGTTGAGCCTACGCATTTGCTCGATTTTGTGTGGATGCACAACCAAGAGAACCGCGACATTATATTTCTTTGCAAAATCTATGAGCCGTGTAACAAATTCTTCTTGCTTTTGATACTTGTTCTGCTCGTTTGCTTCGAGGTTTACTGACGTCAAGTTGTCTATGATATGTAGCTTGCATCCATATTTTCTTGTGGAGTCTTCCATAGATTTTAGAATGGAGTCTACTTTGTGATCATAGCCGTCCTTGTAAATAAAGAGTTTGCCGCGATAATGTTCGTTCATTTTCTTTTGTGCATCTGGTGTTACTTTCCAGTAAGTTGCTCCGTTGAAACTATATTCTCGAACGTTACGTTGACCGGCGAGAATGTAGTTAATCCAGTTTTTACTTTGGAAGTTTGGCAACTCACCAGAATAGAGAAACGCATTCTTATCTTCGTCTATCGCATTGCACACAAGTTGCGACAGGAACGAAGATTTGCCAGAACCGTTAACGCCCGTTACGATAGTGAATGTTCCGTAGAACAACTTCATTAAACGCTTATCGAGTTCTGGTATGCCTGTTTTTATTCCGTCAATTTGGTCGAGGTCTATGTTCGTAATGTCGGCAAAATCTGCGACGCTATCAACAGGAGAGTCTTTCGCGTTATGTATGAGTTCGAGAACCGCGTCTTTACCCTCATAGTAAAGAACATGATTGATATCTTTCATTGGGAACTTCTTATCTTGTTCCGCATCATAATGAAACGGAGGTATATCAATAAACTTTGTTCTCCAAGAACCGAGACGGAAGACGCATTCTTTTTGCATTTTAATACCAGCTTCGTCGTTATCCGAACATATGATGATGTTATCGAATTGCTCGAGCCAGTCAAAGTTTTCCTCAATCCAGCCATAATTGTTCGCGCCAAGTGGGACGGATACTGCATTTGTGAAGCCTGCTTCGATAGCAGCCATGCAATCAATTTCGCCCTCGCAAATCAATAGGGGAGAGGTTGTGTTTACTCTATTCATATTAAACAATAGTGGAGTGACGTCGGCGTCTTTCTGACACCAAGCCTTTATATCGCCACGTGTCTTATCGATTTTATGCGAAGGTCTGTACTTGACTGTACAGAGCACATCGTTTGTATCGTAATAATTAAAGACAATATTTCCGTGTGCGTCTTCTCTTACGTCAACCGCATCTACCGTTTCTTTTGATATGTGCCGTTGAGCCAAATATGTATAGACGTGTTCTTTGTCGTTCAACGGTTCTTCTTTCGGGTATCTGTACTGATACTTTGTTCTTACGCCCTTTTCTCCAAAAGAGATAGGGATTTTGGCTTCCTCAAAAAGTTTTTGCAGTGCTTCGAGATATGTCATTCCCGTGTGTGTGTACGCATCGATGATGTCTGTATTCCTCCCACAACCGAAACAGTGAAAACTGAACGTCTTTGGGTTATATATGAAACTCGGTGAGTCTTCCAAATGCCACGTGCATAGTGCTTTTTTATTTACAGCATCGTACTTTTCGAGGTTTAATAGGTTCGCAATTATTTCGGCGTTTCGTTCGCCGAGTTTTGTCTTTGCTTTTATGATTTGTTCTTTCTCGACAAGAATAAGCCTATACCTCCAATGTTATATTTTGCTCTCGCAATATTCGCGATGATTACACAAGTTCTCGCTAAAGAACTCGTCGCACGTCGGTGTGAAATCCCAACACTCACGGATTTCTTTCACCGTCTCTTTCGCCCAACTTAACGCTTCGTTTAAGTCGGCTTCGACGAACGGTATATCAATGGCTTTATTTTTCCTTATCAGCATAAAGCGAAGTGTATCTGGGTATCTACCATACTTTTGCTTCACATACAATGCGTAAAGATATAATTGCCTTGCGTATTCCGCTTGCTCGCGTTTATTTTTGAAAGAACTCTTGGATTTATAGTCTTGTATTATAAGTTTTCCATCTTTGTCTTCAAAAACTAAGTCGATTATTCCATTAAAAATCCAATCATCAATTTCTAAATCGAATTGAGATTCGACTTCTAAAATTTTTCTGTCGTCATATCCTGCAAAATTCTTAAGATATTCAAGTCCTTGGTCGTAGTACAGCTTACGCATATCTTTGCAATATTTGGTGGAGGGGAACTTTTCGGGCACCGCCGCGTCAAATTCCCACTCATATATTCCAACCAAATCCCAAAGTGAAAGCTCACCTTTTGCGTACCTTTCCATAATGGAATGGACTTCAAGACCATAGGAACTGAAGCAATTTCCAATTCCTTTTTTGTGGTCTATGTATGTCAACTTGTAACCGTATTTACAAGTATGAAATGCCGACAACTTTGAAAAGCTATACCGTTCTTTTCTTGGCTCGCCGCTTACCAAGGGCAAGCGTCCTCAGCCGCCGCGGTACTTGGTTCGTCTTGCGGCTTATCGTTCTTTTTAGCTTCTTTTGCGGGAGTGTTGCCGCCGGCTCTTTCGCTGCCTTCGATTTCTGCTTCGAGAATGAGGAAGCGGAAGAAGGATTTTTTGCCGTTCTCTGTATCCTTGCGCTCGTTCGTAAATTTCGATTTTGTGATGATGATGCGGTCTTCGCGTTTTAATCCTTTGAGAGTATTGACCGCTTTGCCGATAACGCGAGGGAACCACGACGAGTTGACGTAGTTGCCGTCGCTGTCTTTTTCCGATGTTGTGATTTGCAGATCGACATATTTACCGTTTTCGGACGGCGTTACTTTCCATACCTTTGCGTAGATTTTATTTTCGTTAAAAATCATTTTGTTTCTCCTTTTGGTTTGCCTGACTTTTTATCGTCTTTGGATGCTTCGAGTTTCTTAAACTCTTCCATAACCGCCGCGCATATTTCAAGCGTCTTAATGCTTGAAGGGTTCGAGTTGCCGTCGTTGAGTTTTCCTACAACAGCCATAACATCTTCGCGGACAAATCCTTTCTTTATGAGCTCCGAGCCTTTGCTGACAACTTCTTTAACAGCTTTTGCAAGTTCTTCAGCCGCAGCTTTTTGTCCCTTTTCCAAATCGTAATTTTCGGCTTCTTTCTGCTTGCTTCTGTACTCGTCGGGATCGTCTTCAGTTGTTGCGAGTTGCAATGCTTTCATCAGATAATATCTGTTGCCGTATGTTGCGCCCGCGCCGAATGCTTGTGCCGCGTCTTCCATTTGCCCGATGTAAGCCCATCTGCATTCAAATTTATCGTTTGGGTCGTCTGTGTTAACCCACGTATAAACGACTTCTGCTTTTACGATGACTTCGTTAACGGGAACTGTATAGTCGATGATGATGTCCTTGCCTTTGTCATCTTTTCCTTTTTTCGTTTTAGGTTTTTGGTATGTATAGGGTTCTACGGTCAAAGTTCCTGGCACGATGGAAGGGTAGAGCATAACTCCGTACTTCTGCATACAAGCCGTAACTTTTGCTTGAATTTCCTCTTCGGGTACATACCTGTAGTTAAAGCCCGCTTTTGTTTTTTGAAGCACACCGGCAGCATCGGCAATCTTCAAAATCTTTTGATGAATGTTTAACTTTTCTGTATCTGGCATTTTTGCCTCCTTAAATTATTTTTTCTTGGTTTGGCGTTGTGCATTGGCAAGCAACTTTTTAAGGTTTGCGTGAGTATAACCGCTCGCCTTGGCAAGACACATAAGTAGTCCTTTTTCTTCGTCGAACTTTTCATCGTGTGCCTTTGAAATGTACTTCTTGTTGCCGACAATTAAGATGGTGGTAGGGTCGTTAAAGATAACCCTCATGTTTCTTGTCTTGTCGGCAAGGTCAAGTCCTATTACGCCAATGGGTACAGTGTAGCTTGGGGTTTTGAGGATTTCGTTGACAACGCATATATCAAGATGGCGTCTGAAATTTTCCAACATTTCGTCCATAATTTATCTCCTTATTTTTTTGTTTCTTCAAATAGGTTTGATGCTAACAAATCAGCGACGCTGATTAACGTTACGAGTTTCGAGTTATCTTGTGCCTTGCTCAAGCTGTAATCGCCGCCCTTGGTGGCGGAATCGAAGCCGCCCATGTGCCAACGTATAGCGAGTAATTCTTCAAGTGAAAGCTTTATGTACCACTGCAAAATGATGCAGCTCTTTTCACCGTGACCAAGTGGAACTCTCTCGTCAACTTCGTAGACTTCCTTGACAACCCAGTTGCCGTTTTCGTCTTTGACATTTCGTGTTCCGCGCTTATAGTAATTAACCTTGCAAAGGTCATGGAAGAGAGCGGTGATTGCAATTGTTTCTTTTGAATAGCCGAGTTGGTAGATGTCGTTCAGCCTTGCCAATTCTCTATGAACGTTTAGCGAGTGCTCGCACAAACCGCCTTCATAGTTTCCGTGAAATCTTGTGCTTGCTGGAGCAGTGAAGAAGTCGCTGTCTTCAAGCCACTTCAATAAATCGTTTATACCGTCTCGCTTGATATCTTCTTTACAGATAGCGAGGAATGTTTCTTTGTTTGTCATATTGTTTCCTTGTGTCTAAATATGTTTTATAATGATAAAAAATTATGTGTCAGATTTACTACATTCGCTACAGATCATCTTTCCAAGTTCGGCGTCGCCAAGAGGAGCTCCGCAACAAACGCATATTTCCGACATATTACGAAGCTCAAGTTTTTGCTGTTGCCGCAATTTATGGTTAAGCTGTCGTCTTGCTGTTCTTTTCAGCGATGGGGTAACGCTATCAAGGCGAGCGTCCCATCCGGCGTCTCTCGCAGTAATCTTCTTTGTGCTACGCATTTGAAAGTTCCTCTCTGATTCGCATAAGAATTTTTCCGAGCTTGTTTTTGCCCTCACCGTTGCATACACCCCATTCTCTGTCGTTCCAATCATTACCCTCAATGAGTTGTACGGAACCGGTGGAGAGGAGTTTCTCTTTTAAGTCTGGATGCT